CGTAGAATAGCTACTGGAGCCGCTAAATTATTAGTTGTTGTCTTGGTTTTAATTGGTCTATTGAGCCAGTGTCGACCATAACCCACAGTCTCGCCGCCATTCGGAACAGTAAACGCAACTCCAGCCGCAGCAAATGATATTGTAGGCTCTAAATCGTTTGTTCCGTTAGTTAGCTTTACTCTCAAATTAGAGAATGTCTGAGATTCGAATGATACTAAATAGCAGTTATTTCTACTTACTGTTGCGGACGCTACGAACGCATTGCCGTTTTGAATCGTGATTACACTACTTCCAGAACCGTTTCCTGCTAATAATATGCCAGCTAATGAAACATAATTTATTTCTGCGGTAGCGCCAAAATCAATGGTCAATACATTTTTGTTTATGCCCGTGTAGTTTGATGAGAAATCAGGGTTGACAATATTCTCAGGATCGTCGGTTGACGCGCCAGCAACTACGGTTGGAGTTCTACCTAATAATACATTTGATTTAGTTAATAGCATTATCTACCCTGCCTCCGACTCTCTTCTATGCTGCTCGCAACACTATCAAAAAACACCTCTCCGTCAGCATTCTCAAAAATATGCCTTACAGTCCGAACCCCTTCCTCTCCCTGTTCCGTAACCTCTAAGCTGGTTGTTTCGGGCTCAAATCCTTGTTGGGTTGGGTTTGTTGATGATCCTGCGCCAGTAGATCCGCTCGATATTGAACCGCCACCTTTTGATGCTCCTAATGCGCTAGCTAAATTAGCAGCTCCGGTTGCGGCGATAATAGCTACATTTGCGTAATCGTATGGATTTATAGACAGGCTTTTTTGTATGCCTGTGGCGGTATCAGCAACAATTAAACCGGCGGCGACGGCTTTGTTATCATTAAACAATAGGTTATTCAACGCCATACCCCCGCGGATTTGAGTTTGCTGACTATTGAGCTTTTCAATGTCTCCTTTTTTTGCGTCGCTTATTTCTTTGCCGGCAATTTTCGCTTTTTCTTTTGCGTTTTTCTCAATTCTTTTTTGAGCGTCTTTTTCTAGACCTTCTATCGCTTCAAACTTTTCATTTTCTAATAAAATTATAGAATCAGTATGGCCTTGTAGCAGCTCTAACTCTAACGCAAACCTTTCCTCAATTAGAACAATTTCTGCCTTTTTGCTATTTGCGAAGTTTTCTAATCTTTTTTCAATAGTCTCTCTTTGGGTTATGTCGTCTGCACCGCTCTCTCCGCTACCACCACTAACACCTCCACCAATTTCGCCGCCTTCTAATTGTTGCGCGTCTGCAACTGCGTTTTGCTCCTTTAAAATTAGCAACTGCTCTTGTAGTTCTTTTTGTCTTTGTAGGGCTTCATTGTGATCATCAGCTTGATCGATAACGCCTCGATTAGAGATTTCCAAGCCCATTTCGCGCGCTTTATTTATTGCCTCAAAAGATACTCTAGTACGCTCAAGCTCTGGCTGCAATATTTTCAATTGCTCGTTAATATCCTCCACCGACTTTATGTCAGCGGCATCTTGGAACGTGTTGATAAAATTAACTATTGTTTGCGTTGCTGCGGGAACTATATTAATTACATCGTTAAAGAAGTCTGATATTACCGGGGCAAGTGTCGCGCTGATCTTATCTGTTGCAAGTCCAGCTTGAGTCGTCAGTGTTGTAAAGTTACCAGCTACCTCTTTAAGCGCCTCGCCTTGTTGATTAGTAAGCTGCATACCCTTAGTTAGTTCTGCAAAGCGTATTTTTTGAGCCCGAAGCTCTTTTCCATTATCTTTAAATAAGTCGGTTAACCTGGACGCGTCATTACCCATTGACTCCATAACAAAAGTCATTTCGTTTCCTGTGGCTCCTGCTTCCTCCATGCGTTTAACCATTTCACCAAGAACTTGATCGCCGCTTAAATTTTGCCATTCTACAGCAAGTGCGCGAGCCTCCTTTTTGCTTAGCCCGGTAACGTCTGCAAAATCTTGGAATGTACCTGTTCCCGCTGCTGCGAATTCTCCTAATCGGTCTGCAATGTCTTTTGATATATCCGCAAATTGCTCGCCGTTAATTCCTGCTTGCTTGGTAATAAATGACATTTGTTGGAATTCATTAACGGTTAGCTTTGTTTGCTTGGCTAATATTTCTAATTCTTTTCTTTGATTTGCAGAACTAACCACCATTGTTGTTATGGCAGCGGCAGCGGCGGCAGCGGCGGCAGCTATTTTTGCACCCATTGCAAAGGCTGACTTTCCGACGCCAACCATCGACGAACCTACCGATTTATTTGTACTTTCGGCTTCGTCCATTTTTTTATTGTAGTCGCCTACTTTGGCGTCTAGCTCTACTATTAGCGTTTCTGTCTGAGTTGCCATCACACCCACCCGTATTGTTGACGAGTAAACCTTTTATTGTCGATTATTTGCTTTCTTGTTAATCCATTTTTGCTTGGCGAATCTCTCCGCAACAAATCAACAAGCATAAAAAAAGGCATATCCCAAAAATCTTTTGGTGAAATACCTATGTTGCTAATGGATAATTCAAGCCACCTATAAATATCAACAGGCTCGTTGTCGCATTTCTTTTGTATAAAAGTTTTAAATTGGGTTATATCCTTATCATCTACAGCTCTTTTTTTTTACCTATGATTGCAAACTCAACAAGACTAACAAATAGTGCAGGATAAAATAAAGAATCATCATCAATAGTGAATGTCATTGCCATAGCTTCTTGGATTTCCCCAAACTCGACATAAGAGTCACCTTTTTTTGCTGCCAAATAAAATAGCCACGTAGCATCAATCAAAGAAACTGTTCCAGTTAATATCTCAGCTTTATCAAAAAAACTATCACATTGCATGCTTCTTGTGTAGGCATTAATAGCTCTTACAGAGAGGTGAAAAAAATCCTTGCCTGTCTCACTTTCAAATTCAGAAATAACACCCATATCGACCACCATTGTATAGTCGATATCCTGGATAGTTATTTTTTTCTCACCTCTGAATGCGTTAGCCATTATAAGCCTGTGATTGCGCCGGTTGATACTACTGTGAATGATGCGGTAGATGCGGCTCCATCAGGATGCGTTTCTGACCAGTTTTGAACAAGGAATTCGCCAGTTAAAGTGTCACCTCCCCTGACCATTGTGAATGTATCTGCGGCTTTAGATAAAGCTAAGGTTTTGACTGCGACAAAAGCGGCGTCGCTAGAGAAAATACACTCAACACTAATGTCTATCGATTGAATGCCTTCAGTCGGTATGAATTCCCTCCATGACGCGCTTGATTTGTTTGTGATTGGAACTAATTCATTGTTTAGCGTCATTGACTGAGTTGTAACTCCGCCAATATCAGTGGGTGTTGCGACAACATCAACTGCTATCGCAATGTCAGTGCCGTTTAATTCACCAGCCATAGTATTAACCTCTCGTTGATGACTTTTGATATATTGTTTCTATTATACATGATTTACCTTAAAATGTTTGTTCTGTATTCGATTGATACGTCGATAATATACCAGCCATTATCGTTTCTTCCAGCATTGCGGTTGGAATTTTCGATAATGACTGTTTGCAATCCATCCACAAGCTTTACGTTATGCTTATAAAAGTCCATGATTGTATCTGCAATTTCTATAGGTGATCTCACTGATGCGCCGGATTTAGTATAAATTGAAATTTGGTAAAAACCCGTCGCTTCGTCTGCTAAAGATTTGTCTAAACTTGTTTTGCTGGCAGGTAGATCGGTGAGATCGATAAATTGCTCTATCTGAGATAGTGTGCCATCAGTTGTCGCAGAGCCAGAGCCACTATCGGTAATTACTTCATTATTCTCAAACGCTCCGGTTATTTCATTTAACGTTAGCGTCCCTGTGGTGCCTAAATCGCTGTCTAAGACAATCGTTCCTACTGCTCCTGATGTCGCGCCGGTTATTACTAATCCCACTGTGAAATTCACAGTCTGGGCATCATATCCCAATATAAAATGATCTGACGGGTCAAAGTCTACATTTTCATGCGCTATAGTCACGCCCAGCGATAGATCTACAACTGATTGAGTCAACGCCTTATGTATCGAATAAAACGCACTCATAATGTTTTAAATATCTTTTTTAAGGTTGAGCCCCATTTTAACAGGTTTATCCTAACCATGCCCTTGGGTGCTAATTTAGAGAAGCCAGCACTGTTTGTTTTTTCAGTGTTTTCATTGCCATACCCGCCAAACTCTAACTTTTGAATATATGGGAGATTGTTAAACATAAATAGCTTGGTTCCCAGTATTTTTACAGGTGTATTTTTTGCCACATAAGACCCGGCTTTCATTTTCGATTTTCTACCGGTCTTATCTGTTACTTGAGTATCAATAAACCAGTTGCCTCTAGCTCTACCTTCATCGACAGGCGTTGATATGATGATCTTGCCCCACGTTTGAATGATAGCTGCGCGGATTCCTTTATTTGTTTTGGCTTGAGTCAGGTGATCGAAGTCTTTTAATATTTGATTGAGCTGCTTCCCGACACGCGCCATAGGGACTGTTCTTTTTGACACATCAACCACGACACACAACCTTATAGATTACATCTACTGCATTCGGGCTAACCGGCTCAATATTAATTATAATGTGGTTTTTCGTATCGATGACTGCAATATCACTCATTAGAGGCTTAAAATCTGAGCTCGCTAGAAACATGATGTCAGTTGCTTTTATTCTTTCACCGTCAATAAGACTTTTCTTGATTGGAACCGTTGCCGAAGTCAGTTGCGTTAATACTTCGGTTCCACCCGTAAATTCACCGGCAACGGGATCTAGCGTCTTTGTGCTATTGCGTTTAATTGTGACGCGTCCAAGAGAGCCAAAGCGGGTCAATAACCGCTTGGCTGTGGCTTGGGATTTAGCGTAATCGAATGCCATTATTAATATTTATCCCTATATTCTATTTCTGGCAATATGATTTTAATTGTTGCCGTTGCAACTGCGTCATGGGCTGCATTTATGTCGAGGCTAAATTCTCCATAAACCTTTTCTCCGCTCACTTCGAGAAATATATCTGTCCCGTTTATAGCTTTTCCAGGCTTTCCCAATATAACTATTTTTGTTGAACTCATATCTATAAAACCCTCATCACCGAACTAAGTCCGCCAGATATCAATAAAGGTTTGATTGCTGCGTCAACCCGGTCTAATCTTGCGACTGACCATGAGCCGCCGTCAACGTACTCAACTTCCAAAACGTCTACCTTCTCTTTTTTGATATTCTGACTTGATTCGTTGGTAAGTAAACTTTGTGTATGTGCTGCTATCGCCGCTTCAATTTGAGCGTTTTTGTACTGTTCTGGAATAGTGTTTTGACCGACTAACTCGCCAAATAATGAAACGTTTTGACGGGGCTCTGGTAGCTCCTGATCGTCATCCGTTCGAGTTCCTTTCATTCTGCTTTCGATAGACTTTAGATAATCCATAGCGAGTATCAATAGTATTTCTCTATCGGCTTCTACGCTTGGAACTGTTAAGCCTCTCAGATTAGCGTAGGTTAGCATTTCAGCCGCAGTTACGACAGATTGAGCGCCTGCAACTATTGTTCCATCTTCTATTGTTAGAGCCATATTAATCCTGTACCTGATGCCCTTGAGCTATCATAAATATAGAGGTTAGTCCTAGAGATAAATCATCCTGAATAAGCACTTGAAGTTCTTCATCTTTAGTTCCATCTAACCTGATTACAATACCTTGCTTTCCTTGCCCGCCCCACGTATGGCGAGAAGTAAATCCAAAACCTCCGCCACCAGTCTTGCTTTGAAATATGTGATCAAAGGAGCGATTTATAAACTCTCCATTTGTTTTGAAGTTGAAGAAATTCTGCCTATCACCGTCTTTTTTTCTTAATACACAACCATTCGTTAATGCTGTCAAACTCCCAAATTTACTAAAATCCATAGAGCTAGTCGATTCAATAACAATTATTACTCTTGTTATATCCCATTTCTGGCCTGCTATAGGCTTGATTATATATGTTCCTGGGCTTCCCGGCGCTCCGGCAAACCTCATGTCAAACGTGTGTCTTATTGCATTAGCTGCGGTTGTATAAAGCTTATCTACCGGACTATCAAAAGTAACCACATTACCAGCGACACCAGTAACATTAAACTGGGAGAAGTTTTGGCCTTCTTGAATGCAAAGACTGTGCGCT